TGGAACCAGGTTCGTGAGTTTCTTGAAGATCAACCGCAACATCCCCGTCTTGACTTGGCTCGGCGTGATATTTTCCGACTCACCCTGGTAGTAAGCTGTTGAGCCAGAGGTGATTTTAGGAATTTCGTAATTCCCTGAAGGCATCGGAATGACGTTGGCCCCTAAGCGCCGAATCACCGACAGGGGCTTCAACAGTTCAACATAGTCTGAGCTCACATCAGGCGGGACCAAGTATCCACCTAACTCAGGGTTGGACGCCATCATGGCATCAGCTTTTTGCACCATGTCTTGGCCAGCCTTTTGAATGTCATGATCGCCCCATTTGCCGAGGATATGGAGACATTTTTCAATGTCGTTGTTGGCCACCACCATGGCTCGCGCCCATCGCGCCATCGCATGCCCTTTTTCCCGCTTAATTTCAAGCTTGGGCGGCTCTTGCGCTTGCGCTTTTTTCAACCACGCCGGATAGCCGCTTTCGGTATCTTGGGCATGTTTTTCAAAAGATTGCTTCATAGATTCTTCAATCTTTTCCGCCACAATCCTTCCGCACGTATCTTCAATCAACGGTTGAACCGTCTTGAGGATATGATCCTTGAGTTCGGTTTCTTTAAGCTTCACTGTCTCAGCCATAATAGTCTCCTTGTTAATCAAGTCGCCCGAGGGTGCGCCGCATCGCTTGCTTCACGAGGGCGTCCACAGGGACATGGGATAAACTTTTGGTAATGCTGTCCTGTAATCCAGCCGTGACTCCGGCCATAATGCGTTCCATCGATCCATGGTCATCAAGTTCAAGCTCCACGCAACAACCATCCTCTTGTATTAATTCCAAGACCACGCCTTCGTCCTCTGCCGCGACCACCGTCGGCACTGGCTCTGGATCTTCCTCAGAAGATACTTCAGCCTCAACTGGCGGGACTGTTTCATGCGATGGGCTTTCCTCGCTATCGGAAGATTCCTCGTTGGGTGGTTCATCCTCATGATCCTTTTGAGGGTCGTCTGTGGGTTGATCGTCTTGAGCTGAAGGAATAATCCCCCCGCTCGAGGCTTCCTTGAAGAACGTCCCCTTGCTCTCCATCAAATCAAGATCAACAAAAATCATTTTTTTGTTTAGCTTCTTAATGTTGTCAGAGACAAACTTCAACCAGGTAGCATCGTAGGTTTCTTCATCTTCCATTAAGCCCTTCTGAAGAAAGCAGACCTTCTCCGCCCATTCCACCATGGGATTGATATCAATCCCCGCATGTTTCGCCTGGACAATAGCTTCAGGATTTGAAGGAATGCCGACGACTGAAAACTCCATCAACTCTTGCTTTTTGAAGTCGAACCCGCCGCGCTTTTCGTTCCACATGGTTTCTTCCCCACGAAAGCCCACTGAAGTGCTTTTCAGGAAATCTTCGCGGATCATCTCTTCAATCATGCCTGCAAAGGGATAAATCTCTTTGGAGACAAATTTGGCCGAGGCGACGAGCTCCCCGTCCTTCACCCCGATCTTGGGCGAACGACCAATCGGCGGCATTGAATAATCATGCCCCCACATGATGACCGGATTTTTCTTGTAGTTCTTCAGGTTCCAGCCGGTGGGGTCAATGGTATCGTTGTCTCGATCCACCGCACCCGTGGAGATGGTGAAGACAATGTTTCCGTTCTGCGCTTCAGGGACCTTAATGGTGCATCCCATGGACGGATCAAAATATTTATAAAAGGGGTCAACGGTTGCCCCTTGTGATTCTTGGAAATGTTTTAAGGCGGTAGCGCGGTCAACAAATGTCGGCATAAGCGAGGCTCCTTGGCATAAAAAAATCCGGCCCCTTCAATTCAATGAAAGAGCCGGATTACATCTGACCGGAATGCAGCAAGACTGTCAGGGCGAATTATTTAACGGCCATCATACTCCCGTTCTCCAATATAATGATCAACCCCCAATTGTAAATGGATCTTTTTCGGCCTGGCTTGTGTGGCTTTAAACGAAAGATCAAGCTTCATGGTGGTCAAGTTTAACAATTCAAGCTCAGCCGCATTTTTGCGGAGCATTCGTTGTATTTCTTGTATGATAACCTCAACTTGCCCTTGCATCAAGCTCCTGGGAGGGTTGGCCCCTTACGCCGCACTTCCGCTTTCTGCTGTTTAGGGGCGATTCGGTTCCATAATACCACCGGATCTTGAATATTGCCACAATTGACGCATTGCTGGCTTTCTTCATAATTTTCCAAAAACGCCTCCACATCATACAGGATAACGGCTACCAATAACCCCGCGCACCGCGCACATTGCTGATCGGTTGACGTCATATCATACAGAAACGGGTTTATCTCGGTCATTGATCTGAATTAAAATATTCAGCAACTCCCAGCTTCGCGCATGACTCCATTGATAATACTCCCACCCGTCGGCGGCATATTGCCGTAACGTTCCAAATCCCTCAGCTACTAGCATTTCTCGCGTTTCCGGCTTAAAGGCGATCCAGCATCGCGCCAACCCGTTCGGCCCCATCCGATTATCAAGGTGAATAGAGCCGCCCTCATAGAATCCTTTCGAAAAGCCCGAACGCATACAGGCCATCACAACCGACGCAAACAACGCATGAGGAAAGGCCGCATCCACCGCCGTCTCTTTCAGGTATCCATGCCCTCCACGGATTAAAACACACGGGGACCCAATCTCAGCCCGCAACCGATCAAGTTCCTGCATGGTCATGAAGTCATAGCCAGCCCAATCGACTAATTCCCCATCCATTGCGCGTTCATTCCGGTAAAAATGCTGCAAGTGGTTGAGTTGATAGGGCGTCATAGCTATTGCTTACACTTTGTGGGCTGGGCGGTTTAATGTAATGCCCCAGACTTTTGGCGGCTGAGGCGCTGCCACGACCCTAGACCTTCGGTAAAGGATCAATACACATCATTCGGCCCAAACCTGACAACAACTTTCTGGCAGACACTATCAAGGTAATGATAGGCCGCATATCCATAGGCACAATCGCCCAAATAGGCATATTCGTCCCTCATCTTATATGATAACCGAACCGAATCTTCCCGCCTGGGTAGGGGAATCACGTACCGCGTCATAGGCGTGGTTAAGATCAGCTCAGAGTAGCGATTAATAATGGGGTGCGTGTGGAGTGATTGACACCCCTCGGTAATGCGGAGGTGGTCATAGGAGGAATCGGCCCCTAATGGAGCCAAGGAAAGAATCATGGTGAGGAAGCATGGGAGCATTAGTCGTTTAAGGATTACCCCCATCAATGGCCGCTAGGACTCGATCTAGGTGCGGCTTCACTCGTATATCACAAGGAAATAACCTGGTTCATTATGGCTTGCTGTTCTAAGATGGCGATTCTTCTAAGCAAATCCTTTACTTTCTGCTCAAGAGCTTCTATTCGCTTTTTGTCATCGTGTGGGGTCATGGCTGGCCTGGGTCCATTGTCGGGCATGGGTTCACCTTCGCATCTTCAGGAACACTGCAATAGAGAAACGGCCCCTCGGCGGTGCCATTAATCAACTCTTGCTGCAACGCGCTGGAATTGACGTTGGTGCGTCCGCCTTTACCGATTTGCAGCACATAGGCTTTGGAGGCGCACCCTGCCATCAAGATGATTGCCACGACAATCAATGAAATTCTTTGTGTGCAGGAAAGCATTTGTTTCGGTCCTCCTTGGACGCGGCAGTATTGGCGCATGTCCGCTGTTGATAGTATGTTCCATCAGAAATTAACGAACGATTAATAATGAGATCCTTCGACATTTTTTCATGGACTTGCAGCGTTCTATCAATGGTCAGTTGTTGCTTCTCGGCAAGGTCTCTTAGCAGGCGATGCTCTTGTTGGTAGACATTAGGGAAATATCCAGTGCGATCCATCCATAAAATGGCCGTCGTCACGAATGGGAAACAGAATAAAATAAACAACGCAATAATTGCAAGTCGTTTGTACTCCGTGACCAACCATTGCAGCGCAGTAAAAGCATTCTGAACCATTGTGGCAACTCCTTCTCTCTCAGCACGTTGTGTCCATATCATGAAATAGCGTTCGTTCTATCCCATTCCTACCGTTTGACGACCAATCGACTCCCTTCGATGGTACAGTTGGCTTGCACCCACCTGGCTGGGGCAGGATCG